CTGCCAAGACCGTGACCTATGACTTCGAACGCCTGATGGAAGGCGCTAAGCTGCTGAAATGTTCAGAGTTTGGCGACGCTATCGTTAAACACATGTAAGTTTCGGCATTGCTGAAAATGTTAGCGGGGGCTTCGGCCTCCGTTGTTTTTTCCCCCTCAAAAAAATTTTCTGCAAAACTCCTGCAAAATTCTTCTGCAAAATGGTATGAAAAACGACCAATAGTTACACCCCCACAACCTTCCATTCTTTACCTCGAGTATCATTGTAACGGTCAGTTTGACGCTGGCTCTTGTGCCCCAGTAGATCCTTGGTATTCACTTTTTGATCTCTGTATACGCGTTCTGCCAAAGAGCGGATTTCGTGAAAACCGGGAGGAGTACCCTTATCCCAAGTTAGCCCTGACAGCTCACGAATCTTTTTGAAGTTGGCACTGATCGTATTAGCCTTAACCATTCCACCACGCCTGGCCATTGCCGTATTGTGCGTGTAATGGATAAGGTAAGGACTAACGATGTTACATCGCGGATCGGTTTAGCTGCCAATGCGTTGCGCATGGCTTTAACAGGGGCTATTTTCTGTTTCACGGTATTATCTGTGATTTCCTTCGCTGCTTTGCGTTCCTCCTGGATATCAAGATAGCGGTCGAGCCACGTCGAAACGCTGATGCTTCCGCCAATTGCGCGGACTAATTTGTCCCGCACAGCTAAGGTATTCCGTAACTGCTGATCGGAAAGCCTGGCATTCGCCTCGATCGCTATTGCTTTCGCTTCTTCCGCGTTGGTTCCTAATCCATGCACGTCACCTGAAATGGGGTGCTTATACTTCCAGTAAACGCGTTGAGTTCTTTTATCTGTGCTGCAATAAAGCCCAGGTATGTCTAATGCATACTTACGTGGCCTTGCCATTATTTAATATCCTTAGCAAACGGGGATCGTCATTTTTCTTCGTCACGGGTTTGCATGAAAGGCCAATGAACCGAGCCCCCTTTTCAACGCGCCAGTAGCGGCCCGCTTTCTGTGGTGGTGGATAGATCATTTTATTTTTTGCATATAAAAGAAGTGTGTCATAACTGGGGCATGTTGCTTCGCCAAATTCTTCAATCGCCCAGTCCTTTAATAATTGAGTTCGTGCCATAGATAACCCTCTGTATTTGAGGGCGTAACATTGTTACGCCCTAATTGTGGTCGTTAAAATTTTGATGTGAAGGGGCTGTGATTGGATATAAAAAAACCGCCGAGTGGCGGTTTAGGTAAAAATATGGTTGGATTTTATTATCCCAACAAGTCGCTAATTTTCTTTTTTGCATAACCTTCGGCAAGGTCACGAGATACATTAATGAGAGTGCTGATACTTGCATCTTTGAAGCCAGTTTTAACTTGCTCCCAGACTTCTTTTTGACGTAGCGCAGCGATAAAATCGTGTCCACGAGAAGTAAGTCTTAATGGAATAACTCCCCAACTACCTCCATCATCGGCCCCCTCGAAAAAACCAAAACCTGATTTTCTATCAGTACGTTGAATCAAATTTTGATCATCTAGTAATCGCATATGGAAGAGGAATTTAGGATCCACGTAGCTGAAACCGGCCTCCTTAAGTTCTTCAATATTTGTTTGTGGGTCTGGGTTGTCCTCGAATGCGATAAGCAAATCTTTCAGGTACTGTTGGTCAATTTTCACTGTATTTCTCCGTGTGGTAAGTCACCATACTTATATCATTCAACCTTCGCTCCTATCGACTCAATCGCGCAGAAATTGTGGCCTTACTGTAGGCATATAGTTAGGCTTCATCACTGCTCACCTTCGGTGCGGCTGCAAGCGTTGACTTGTATGCATCAATGAAGCCAATTACATGATTACTCGTCACAACTCCGAGTAACGGACTCGGCCGTAGTATTTTCCCGAACGATAACGATAATACTTCTCGCATTGCCACATATCGCACTCTGTTGTCATTTCAATGCCCCGCACCAGGTGCGGTTTATGCATCGCCATTAATATTCACCCCAGTTAAAAGTTGAAGCGATAGGGCCCGCTTCATCCGCCGCCGTGAAGTGGCTTTCCGGAGCCGTCAGTACCTTACTGAACAGGTTGACTCCACCATCTATCGACCGCTCAACAAATCCGGCATCATAAAGCCCTTGCAGGCATAGGCGGATAGTTTCAGCCGTCAGGGTAATACGGCTAATCTGATACACCTTGCGATAAATAAATGCCTTCAGCGCCTCCTCTCGCGTCAGGTGATACTTTGACCGGGCCGCGCCTTTCAGGCTGCGTTTCACGTCACGGTTGTTCGGTCGGCTATTGTACTTAGTTAGCTCTGCCAGCGTCATGCGTGGATAGTCATGGCAGTGCCAAAATGTTTTTCCGGTTTCCCGAAGAATTACGCGTTCCCACAGCATGACGATCGGACGGCCCTGGCTGTCGTTGCCATCAACATAGCGATAGCAATATTTTTTGTCGTTCATAAAGTTTCCCTCTGGGCTTCAGCCTGTTCAAACCAAAACACGACTGGCATATCGTTCACAGCCACTAACCCGAAGCGCTCAGCAGTACGGAAGTTGACGCTGTACTGCCGCGCTCGCTCCGCTTGCGCTGCTCTTTGGTCAGCTTAGCCATGCTGGGCCTCCTCGGTGCGATGGTTCCATGCAGCTATCAGTTCGGCCTCTGTGTTGCGAGTGATGTTAGCTTCGGTTTGAGCTTCAGAAAGGGTGAACTTGGTACTGACGGTTGCGATCACTGCATCGGCTTTTTTACTGCCGGATTCGATCATCTTTTGCCAACCAGGGAGGTTTTGATTGAATTTGTCAGCCGGGTAATGTGGCAACGTCAGCGGCATTTGGGTTTCTTTGTGGGGCGTCACATCTTTGGCGTCGCTGATATCCAAGGATTTACCTTCCATTTCTTCTGCCGTAGGCTGCTGGCCGATTTCGGGCCAAGCTTTGCGTAATGCCTGTGCTTCTGCACATTTGGCTAATTGGCCGTAAGGGCGCTTTTTCCACATAGCATTTGGCGCCGAATTATCACGGCCAGCTGTCGCGTAATTCTCCATCCAGTATTCTTTGGCGCTGAATTCGACGATCTTGCCGTCGGGCATGCTCTTGCATACGGTGTACTTGCACCAGGCGGGGAAGGTGATTTCAACGCCGTTCAGCGTCTTTGTTATGTCGTCGCCAAATTCAGGCTCATTTGCGCCTGCATAGCTCCCGGAGCGATCGGCCTGAATGCGATAAAGGCCGATGCCGGGCATCACTACGTCGCGCCATTCGTTTTTGCCTGATTGGGCATCTTTAACGCTCATCGGCACCAAGTGAACCGGCTTCATCAACGGATCTAACTGGCGCGCGACGCAATAACTGACAGCCATGACAACAGAGTCATCCCGCGCGCCGGGATAGATGGAATTTTTCAGCGCGTTCCAGGTGGGCTCATCGATACCCATGGCGGCGACTGATTGCGGTAAATTGCCCGTTGTTACCATGTTGCTCATTGGTCGGCCCTCACGGAGTTACGGATAGATAAGCGGAAAACGCTGAGAACGCTGAGAACGACGGCACAGGCTTTCAACGGGTGACGGCGGTGTTTGAATTGGTGAATATTGTGGCTGCCGATCCGGTGTTGGTACTGGATCTGTTGGATAGGGTTATGGCTCATGGTATTCTCCGTGTTGATCGGGGGTGGTTCCCCGGTCAGCTAGCTGGTGGCCTTGGTCATTGGCCAGTCCTTATGATTTGCGGTTTGGTCGCCGCATTTCGGGATAGCCCCGCTTGCGGGGCTTTTCTCTTTCGCTGAGCGATATGAATATGGCAATTCCTGAAGAGTACATTAATGAAAGAAGTAAGCATTTAAGTGCGGAGCTTGAGAAATACTCTATAGAAAGCCTTGAAAATTTAAATAATGAGGACTTTCGTTTGTTTGGGTTTTATATACAGCTTTATAATTACATCGATCTGAATGTTAAATCCATTTATTTGACATTGAAAGATAATGGATTAATCGAACAAAAAAAAAGGGAACATGTTCCTTACATGATATCCGTTCTTACGGAGAAATCTGCGTTATTATGCGTGCAAGAAGGTGACGATGAAGAAGATGTGAAATTAAATTTACATGAAATTGGATATCGCCGCTCTTTTAGAAATGTGTTGGCTCATTGGGCCGCCAAGAGAATACCAGGTGAGGACGCATTTGTTTTCTTTTCTACCGATAAAACGGAATATAAGAAAATAATTGGTGGTGATATCAAACCGGGGCATGTTGGTAACATAATTCTCGATGCTGCTGATTTAAGAGGGTTAGCACTTAGCATACATAAATACGAGCGTTGGATTGCGTTTGTGCAAGCAAAGTTATATGAGAAAACTTATAAAAGCCGGACCTGATTATAACAAAGTTTCAGAATTTGAGATTTCAATTGCTCGTTCGGTTTTCGCGATCCGGGTGAGAATCTCGGTTTGCACAGAGTAAAGATACTCCTCCATTTCAGGTGATTCCGTCAGCGCAACAAGAGGGCGCTTGTCTAACCCTGCGATGTAGCAGCGATCCGCAATCAGTTTTTGGAACACGGATACCCGTAGGTTTTTCCGCATCTCTTCAATACGCTCACTGAGCAGCACTTGCTCACTATAGTCAACATCTAATTTATTACTATATTCCTCCATGATTTCCTCTAACATACGATAGTAATTATAGTTGCACATGAATATAACCTCCTATTTAATAATGGTAATTGATGTTTATGGTGATCATCATTATATTGATAACTATTAAATTAATTTAAGGTTGATCATGTGTGAAGGCTATTCTAGATTTAATAAGGTAATCATAGAAAAGGGGATGTGACATGGAATCTTCAGAAATAGAAAGTGAGTTGAAAAATATTGTTCAAACATTAAAAAATGACAGAGGTAGTGCCGAGGATGAAAACTTATTCTCTGGTGCTTGTTATATAACCAAAGGCACATTCAGAACTTGTTTTGATAATGTATCTTCCGCAGAGTGCGAGTCGATAAAAAGACAATCAAATGCAGATTCAGCCCAGTACGTTCCTGGTCATTCATGTTCTATTTGAACATTAACTACATGCGCCAGAAGTTTGGCGCATGTAGTAATAGAAAGTATTATTATTCTACTGCTTGCTCGTTAATTCTCTTAAACTTGAAACGCTCGGTATCCGCTTTGATGTGCTTGTAGAAGTGGGAGCCGACGGACTCCGCATCTTTGAACGCGGTAAAGTCATCTGCCGACACGTTGCTGTAGTGGTACAGCGCCGCTGGTTCGCCGCGGGACTTGAAGCGAATTGCCAGGGTATTGGTTGCTGCGTCGTGGCCGATGCTGTGGATCTGGGAAGAGTTAACAGGTACCAGGTTGATATTGATGGTCATGGTGATTTCCTTCGGTTGTTGAAAAAGCTGGTGGCTGATGTGGGGGCAAAAAAAGCCCCGACAATCGGGGCAAGGTGACTACACACAGCAATTAATTCATTCGGCTGCGGCCTGTATTGCGTGGACGCCCCGAAGGCACGCCAAGCCACATGCGAGTGAATGTGCCTTCGTTTAATGACTTAAATCGAATTGATGCCGTTGGGACGTGGTGCTATAAGAAGTCATTAAAAATAATGTGGATAGATCGATGACTGTACTGGTTGATAGAAGAATTAAATCGCCTATGTATTCTTCAGAAGAAGAAAGCAAACAGGCCGCTAAGAATCATTGGTATGTGACTGAGATCGACACTGATCAACCGGATAATCAGTGCTGGAGAGAGTGGTGGGATTCTAAAGGGTTAGGAAAGGGGCATATCCAGTGGCGTTCCACTTGTGTGGTCAAAGGTTCACCTGATCCATTCAAACCTAAATCTCAGTTTAATGTGGAATTTCACCTAAAAGGTGTCGTTTACCATTTGCAGTTTAGTCTTGCTCCTACTGGGCCAAATAAATAGGTATAGGTTCGGAATCTTGGCGAAAAAAAAGCCGCAGCGTTAGCTACGGCTCTTAGGTGTTAGGGAAGGGGGCTTAGATGACTCCGCGGGGGATCCGGCTGCTACCGCGCATTTTCTGACGGCCGGCGGCGCTGATTTGCCCTGGTGCGAGGAGTTCGCTTTCAACGGGGCGGCGCTTGCGCGGCTTCGGTGGCCTGGCATATCGGCAATAAAACGCTGAGCTGGGCGGCTGAAGGAATGCTGCACTACCTGCTGTCCAAGCCTGATGGCTGGTCAGTCAATCCGTCTCACCTGTGGCAGGAGAAGAAGGGCGTTCGCGGCTGCGGCCGTGATGCTGTTTACAAGCTGCTGAACGAACTGATCCAGGTCGGTTTTATTCACCGGTTCCAACTGCGCGATGCCAAGGGCGTGACCGACGGTTTCGATTATTTCGTCTTCGACACGCCGCAACCGAATCCTGAAATTCAGGAAGTGGATGAGCCCCAAGCGCCGCAAGGCTTGGCTCCGAATCCTGAAAATCAGGAAACGGACGAACCACCGTATCCTGAAAATCCGTATCCTGAAATTCAGGGCATTAGTAAAGACGGATCTGTAGTAAATACTGATCTCTCTCTCTTAGGGGAAGCTCAAAATTCAACCGGTGATGAACCACCAACAAACCCACACCTGAATGCCATTTTGAATAACCGCCCACCGGCGCCACAACCTGCACCTCAATTCGGTATGTTCCCGATGTCGTTCGACTGGGAGCCTGGTGCCGACTTTGCGCAAATCGCGCACCTGTCCGGTTTGACCGCGGCGGAGTTCACTCCTGAGCTACTGAACGAGTTCCGGATCTTCTGGAAGCCGACAGGCCGGGTTTATTACCACTCCCAGTGGCAGCAAAAATTTATCAGCTCACTAAAACACGAGCAATTGCGAGGACAGCGCTATGAGCGACCGCAACGGGCCGAAGCGGGTAACAGCGGCGGCAATGCAACGGATCGCTTCCAGCAGGGACTCGCCGCAATGCAGGCCGTACAAGAAAAATACGGCTACGGCGGCGGAACGGGAAGCGATACAGGGGATTGTCTTGACGGTGATTTTGCCCATGTATCCGATCCACTGGCCAGCATGGGTCAGCCGAATGAACACGACGGGGCTCATGGAGGCGTTTGGTTCGGAGCTGACGCGGGTTCTTCTGCAGGAAGCAATTAACCCGGAACAACTGAACTACGCGATCAGGGCGGCACCGGGACGCAAGTTTTATCCGTTCCCTGCGCCACCAGACTGGCTGGCCATGGCAAAAGAGCTGATCGACGCTAGGCTGCCGACGGTGGATATCGTGATGGAGGAGTTTGACCGGTACAGCGCCAGGCGGGGTGGATTCGCTAGCCCTGAAGAATTCCGATGGAAAGCGCCGATCCTGTACTGGATTGTCACCGATATGCGCAAAGCCATGCTGCAATACAACCACGGCGTCGCAGAGCTGCGAAAGGTGGCGGAGAAGCTGCTCAGGCAATGGGAAAAAAGACTACAGGAGGGGGAGCGAATACCAGAGCCAGTAATCAGGCTGGGGCACACCGAAATACCGATAGGTGTTGGAAAAGAACGGGGATTGACCACCCTCGAAACAGAGAAAAAAGGCGTGGCACTACTTCAGTCAATCCGACTGAAGGTGGCCCAAGCAAAAACAAGTAAGGACTGACCAATGACCATTAGCATCAAAAATGCACTGATTTACCGCTTATCCCGAAGTGTGGATCTGAGCGGGATGGAAAAGCAACTGGCTGCATTTGCGTTCACGCCATGCGGTAGCCAGGACATGGCAAAAACCGGATGGGTGGCACCGATTGGCGATGCGCTCGTGCACACCGCCAACGGCCAGCATCTGCTGGTGGTACAGCGCGAAGAGAAACTGCTCCCGCGTGAAGTTATTCAAACCGAGCTGAACGAGAAAGTCGCCAAACTTGAAGCCGAACAGCATCGGAAACTGAAAAAATCAGAGAAAGACGCGCTCAAAGACGAAGTGCTGCATAGCCTGCTGCCGCGCGCTTTCAGCAAACACCATAAAACACAGATCTGGATTAACGAAGGGGCTGGGTTAATCGTCGTTGACGCTGCCAGTGCCAAACGGGCCGAAGATGCGCTGGCGCTGCTGCGCAAGAGCCTGGGCTCATTGCCGGTAGTGCCGCTGACCATGGAAAGTCCGATCGAGCTGACTGTGACCGAATGGGTACGCTCCGGACAGCCGCCGGCGGGTTTTGTTCTGCAGGATGAAGCCGAGCTGAAAGCCGTACTGGAAGAGGGCGGGATTATCCGTTGCAAGAAACAGGATCTGGTCGGTGATGAAATCGCGTCAAACCTGCAGGCCGGTAAGTTGGTCACGAAGTTGGCGCTGAGCTGGCAGGATCGGATCGACTTCGTGCTGAGCGATGACGGCACGCTGAAGAAACTGAAATTCAGCGATGTGTTGCTGGAGCAGAACGACGATATCTTGACGGCAGAGCAGAAGAGGGAAAGGATTGACCGCTTTATGGCTCAGCGAAATAAACTGGTGCAACAAGCGGTCGAGAGGGTTAATCCGTATTTTAATAATTGATATTTACTGGTATTATTTACAGGGTGAAAATAGAGGTGTCATTTATCTATATGTTATATTGATGTAATGAACACTAACGGAATAAAAATAAAATTATAAGACGAGTGAGAATGAAGCGCGAAAGTAGAATGATAAATACATTGTTAATTTTATTTATTGCATGTGTATTGATTGTAATTGGAAGCTACACAGCAAACTTTAGAAACTTTTCAATATCTAATAACCCAGCAGACTGGGGCGTTTTAGGGGACTATTTTGGGGGGGTGTTAAATCCATTAATATCTATTGTAACTCTGTTTTTTTTGATTAAAACCTATTTATCACAAAAGCAAGAGCTCCATCAAAGTGAAATGTCCGCTCAGGAACAGCGTGAAATGTCACTTAAAATGGCTCGTATACAGCTTCTACAAACAAAAATATCAGCATCTTATGAGATTATAGCCGTCTATCGACAAGAAATGGAGGGGGTGACCGTTGCAATGAATGCACCTGGAAATGGAAGAGCCTATACAGGCATTGATGGGATACGCTATTTTTCTGATAAAGATCAGAAAAAATATAGATTAATTATGGCATCGAAAGTTCAAAAAGTACTCGTGCAAATAGATGAATATTTAAGCGAGCTAGATAAGTAAGTTTATTAAATCGATGAATTAATATTTTAAGCGGGAATAATCGAACAGCTTGTAATACTGCGATTTAAGCCTGCTCCTTGTTCTTATATACAATGTTTTTATTAATTTACGTTAGAATAGTAATGTTAAATAGGAAAGAAGGGGAACATTATTTCAGCGACTGATGAATAGCCGCGAACATGAACAGAACAGAAAAAAATCCAATGATTCCAAGAATGATGCTGGTGTTACTGTCCAGATCCATCCGTCCCTTGCCTGCAAGCATGTAGGCAGCGATGAGGAAGGGGATACAGAGCGCAGGGTGTATCATCACCATGACGGCGGCAAGGATAAGGCATGTAGTGAAAATGGTTGAAGACATTAAGGTTACCTATGCATAGCGCTCGCTTCGTGGATGCGGCAGCAGAGAGGGTTAAGTAGTTATTTTGCGGCTAAATTTGTTCTGCAAAACCTATCTCGGCCCCTTTCGTGGAGCGGCTTATCGAAGGGGGGGAGCCGGGTTTAACTAAAGGCAATATTTATATTTAATTCTATTCAATCAATATGATATCTTTACTTCTGTATGTGCTGCTGCGTCACATGGGCTGGTTCGAAGCGGCTGACCTGATCATTAAAGGCACTGAAGGCGCAATCGCTGCCAAGACCGTGACCTATGACTTCGAACGC